CCTGAATTACTTGTACAAGAAAAGGCTAGAGTAGATGAATTAACACAATCATTTATACAAAATGGTGGTCAAGCCAAAGAATTATCACAAATTTTAACATATCAAGGAGCAGAAGGTGCAAGTCGGTTTAATAAGGAAGTAGAGAACCTTACCAATAGTTCATATAATAATTTTCGTGCCATAGGTCAAATGGATAGAGTTACTCGTGAATTTGCTTCAGGAGGATTAAATCAAGGTTTGAATGGGTTAACAATGTTTGGTAATTCATTAACTCGTTTAGCGGTTCAAGAAGGCGGGTTTAAAAATGCTCTAACAGGATTAGTTCAAGCATTTACTGGACCTGCTGGTATTGTATTAGCGGTATCTGCAGCAATAGGTTTTTTTGAAGAATGGCAAAAAACGCAAAAAAAAGCTGAAACTGCAACACAAAAACACGCTAAAGAAATTGAAAAAGAAAAGCAGGATATTGACCAACTTTATGAATCAACTGCAAAAGAAGCAACTCAAGTAACTTCTTTAATTGCAGTTTTAAGTAATGAAACAGAAACTAGAAATAGGAAAACAAAAGCATTAGATGAATTAAAGAAAATAAATCCTGAAATATTTAAGGGTTTAAAATTAGAAGAAGGAGTTGTTATTGGTTTAAATACTGCTTATGAAAATTATATAACAAATTTAAGTTCTGTTATTGCTTTAAAAATTAAGCAAAAAGAAATTGAAGATGTTACTGAAAAAATATTAAAAGCTCAAGGGGTAACTACAACTCAAGCTGAAAAAGATATTAAAGCTACTGGTAAGACTTTAAAAGATTCTTTAGATTTAAAGAAAACAGATTATCAATTAAGAAAAGAATCTACTGAAGCTACAATAAAAGAAAATAAAGAAAATATAATATTAAATGGTTTATTAGAAGAACGTAAAAAATTATTTAATTCTTTAAGAGAATTATCTCCACAAGTTAAAATAACTGGAGAAGGAGATGTATCTAAAGAAAAAACTAAACCAACTGATAAATCTAATTTAGGAGTTTTAAAAGCATATCAAGATTTTTATAAAGAAGATATTTATATTTATAAAGATTATGCAGATGCTATAACTAAAGAAGAAGAAAAACTTGCAATAAATAAAGCAAAAAAAGAAAAAGCTAGTGTTGATGAGATTTTAAGAATACATCAAAAAGCAAAAATAGATTTAGAAACTAATCAAAAAGTTTTAGGGCAAGAAATTGCAAAAATGCTTGATAAAGATGCTAAGGAACAACAAAAACAACAAAAAATAGATGATAAAGAATCATTAAAAGACCAAGAATATTTTGCCGAGCAACGAATAAAAAATATAGAAGGGCAATTAGATGTAGAATTAAAATTACATAAAAAAAATAGTGATTTACAAAGACAAGATTATCAAAAAGCTATGGCACAACTTGCCGTATTGGCAATGACATCTTTTAATCCTACAATTGCTCAAAAATTTATAGAAGCATTAAATAATTTAAGTTATAAAGAAGCAGGGCTTGAATCTCAAACATCACAACTTGCTAAATTAATTTCTAAAGATTTAACTGGTGCATTAGTTGGTATGTATGATGCTGTGCAGCATAATGAACCCCCATTACAAGCATTGGGTGATTATTTTGCTAAATTGGCTGAACAAATTGCAGCAGCAGCAGTTGAAGCAGCTATATTTGCTGCTATAATGGTAGCATTAGACCCAACAGGAGTAACTACATTTTTAGGAGGTGGGGCAAAAGGCGGTGGATTCCTTTCAATGTTTAAAAGTTTGATAGGTTTGCATGCTGATGGTGGTATAACAACTGGGCCATCATTGGGGGTAATTGGGGAAGCTGGTCCTGAAGCAATTATGCCATTAAGTAAATTAGGTAATGTTATAAATAATTCTTTTGATGCAGGTACAATGAAGAGCAATGATAATAGCAATAATGGTCAATTTGTTTTGAGAGGTAGCGATTTAGTTTTAGCTTTACAAAGGTCAAATGTTTCATTAAATCTTAGAAGAGGTGCATAATGTCATATACAAATCCACTATATAAAATAACTGCGGCAAGTAAATCAAATAAAATTATATATGTTTATTTGACAGATAACTCAAGTTATACTGGAAGTCCTATTGAATATCTTTCAACTAATTTATCCTTACAATATTTGCCTCAAAGTGATGATACTTTTGAACCTATTATTGCAAGTCAATTAAATCTTACAATAGATGTAACAGATAATCAAGAAAATATGCCTGACTTTACATCTTTAGATGATAGAAAATATTTAGTACAAGTTTATATTGGGTCAACAATTTATTGGACAGGATGGTCAATGAGTGATAGTGTAACAATAAGCTATACAACAGGAAGAAAAGAAGTATCATTTAATGCAATTGATGGTCTTGGAATGTTGAATAAAATATTATACCCAATTTCAACAAGTTTTTATCTTACAGGATTAGATACTTGTACAGATTATATTTTAAATTCTTTACAACAAATACAATTCCCAACTGGTTTAAATATAATTAATGGTATAAGTTATTTTGCAGATGGGATGTTAAATAGAACTGACGGAAGTGAACATACTCCTTTTAGCCAAACATTTATAAGATTAACTACATTTTTAGATGATGCTAGTGTTATAACAAATTGTTTAGATGTATTAAAACAAATATTAAGTTCTTTTGGTGCTAAAATATATCAAGCAGAAAATAAATGGTTTATTGTTACTCCAACTCAATTTGCTCAATCTTCTTATTATTATACAGAAACATTAAGTGATGGAACTTTAGTTGGTAGTGGTACAAGAACATCAACAAAACAAATACAAGCATTTACAGGTAATACAAGTGGATTATATTTTGTGGACAATAGTCAAAATAAAATATTAAAAAAAGGTTATAATAAAATAAAATATATAAAAGATATAAATTATCCATCTAATTTTATATCAAATGCAAATTTAAAAATATTTACAGGGGATACAGCTTTTGCTTGGACTACTTATGCAACAAGTGGTTCTGATTATGTTAAATTAAAAAATTATACAAATGCACCAAATAACTCTTGGGTTATAAGTGGTTATACAAATTCTGCAGGTATTATTCCATTAAATATTCCTGCAGTTAAATTTAATGATACTATTTCTTTATCTATAGATTTTACTAATATAGTCCCAAATTCAACTTTAACTAAAATTTGTTATGTAAAAATAACTTTAATAAGTGGCGGAATAAATTATTACTTAAATCATAATTCAGGTTGGACTACAATAGGAACAGATTATTATTATGTAAAATATGATGGCGGAGTATATCCTGCTGCCGCTCCTTCTTTAACAAAAACAGAAACAATAAATTTACCTCCAGCACCAATTGCAGGTCCATTATCAATAACTGTATATAATGATACCACTTGTATATCTTGGTGTGAAATATCAAATATGCAATTAAATGTTACTCAATTATTTAAACAAGTAACAACAGAATCATATATTAATAATATAGATGAATATGTTTATGCACCAAATATTTCATTAGGTTATAATTATTCGATAAGTGGAAAATATTATTATAGAGGTTTTTTATCTGATAGTTCAGGTAATATTTTAACCAATTGGTATAGAATGGAATACCCTAGTGATTATTATAATTCTTTATGTGAATTAATTATTAAACAATATTCAAATATATTAGAAAATAATATTATAAATATTGATAGTAGTATTTATGGGGTAGATAATAGTACAAGAACTTTAAGTATGGGTTGGATGTTAACTTCAACAGATACAGATACAGTTAATTCGGTTTCATCTAATAAATATTTAATTGGAAATTCTACTTTTAATTTAGTATCAAATGAAATACAGGCAACTTTATTAGATATAAATGATACAAATATTTCTACAACTTTAATAACAACTTATATAAATACTAATCCTGCTAGAGTTTTTGGAAGACAAAGGTCAGCAGGTCAAACAACAAGTATTGGTGCTATGGCTGCACCATTAACTTCTAATTTATTATGGCAAAATGGTCAATATTTCTATACAGATAGTAATGTTTCTTTAGCTTTTAATGGTGGTAATTTATATTATAAAGTTCAATCTGAAGATGTGGTTAGTACTCAAATATGGCATATTGACCCTGCTGGTAAAATTATAGGATTTGGTCCACGTTAAAATAAGTAAATTTGCAATATGAATAATGTAACTGGTAAGAATATAATGTTGTACTATCACAATCCGATTACTAATACGGATATTCCTTTTGCGTGTTCAACAAATTGTACTTTTAGTGTTCAAGTAGGGCAAAAAGAGGTTACAAGTCAAAGTTCGGCTTGGTATAAAGAATACAAAAATGATATTGCTTCGTGGACTATTTCTTGCGATGGGTTAATAACTTTAGAAAACTATGGTTATTTATATCTTTTAAATCTTCAGCAATCTAGGGCATCAATACAAGTTAAATTTGTGGTAGACAATGGTTCTTTGGGATTAGTTATAATTTCAGGTACTTGTAATTTAACAAGTTTACAAATAAATGGTCCTTGGAAAGATATAGCTACTTACGCAGTTAGTTTACAAGGCACGGGTGCTTATGGAACAACAGGTACATCGGTAACTCCAGGTGGAACTGTGATAGTTGCAGGTGGTGTAGTTTCAGATAAACAATATACGGCAGCAGGTGGCGAAACAACAATAACTTGGACGGATATGATAGGCAAGACTTGTCTTTATGTTTCAAGAGGCGGAGTAGATGTAAGGGATATATTAAGTTCAACTCCTTCGGGGGAGCAAGTGCAATGGAAC